GAAATGGTCAAGGTCGGCAACTCGAGCGCACAAATGCAGGCGGCCTTGCGCAACGTGCCGGCGCAATTCACCGACATCATTGTTTCGCTGAGTTCAGGCCAAAGCCCGCTGACTGTGTTCATGCAGCAGGGCGGCCAGTTGAAAGACATGTTCGGCGGTGCTGGTGCTGCGGCCAAGGCGCTCGGCGGCTACGTGGTTGGGATGGTCAATCCCATGACCATCGGGGCTGCCGCTGCTGCTGCGCTTGGCTATGCCTACTACCAGGCCGGCGAAGAAGCCAAAGCCATGTCCAAGGCCGTCACCATGACCGGCAACGACATGGGGCTGACCAACGGCCAGATGGGTGAGCGGGTCAAAGGCATTGCCGAGTCGACAAAATCAACCTATGGCTCGGTGTCCGGTGCGGTGGCCTCGCTGGTGTCGACCGGCTCGGTCGCTGAAGGTGCGCTCGACAAGGTGGCCAAGGCCGCCATCTACCTCGAAAAATCAGGCGTTCAGGCCTCTGAAGAAACGGTCAAGCAGTTTGCCGAACTGGGCAAATCGCCGGTCGATGCTTCGGCGCGGCTGAACACCCAGTATCACTACCTGACTGCCAGCGTTTACGCCCAGATCAAGGCGCTGGAAGAGCAGGGCAAGATGACGCAGGCCGCTGCCCTGGCGCAGAACACCTTTGCCGATGCGATGATTGAGCGCAGCAAGGGCTTGATCGGCGAACTCGGCACGCTGGAAAAAGCGTGGAACTCGGTCATCGGCTCGGCCAAATCCGCCTGGGACACCATGCTGGGTGTTGGGCGCAAGGAGTCCGATCAGGAGCAGCTGGCGCGCCTGAAGAACATGATCGAACTGAAGCGCTCCGGCGTGGCGCGATTCGATCCGGAAAGCCGTGCCTACAAGGTCACCAACGACGAACTGAATGCGCTGCTGGCGCAGCAGGCGGCCATTGAAAAGCGCGTAGCTGCTGAAAACAACGTGACCAAGGCCAAGGCAGAGCAGAACGCCAAGGACGAGGCCGGCATCAAGTGGCAGCGCGACGGCGAAGCCTTCCAGAGCAACCGTCAGCGCATGGAGCAGGAAATCGCCAAGGCCCGCCAGAATGGACTGGCCGCTGGCGTCAGCGATCTTGAAATCCAGAAGCGTGTCGCCGAGATCCGCAAGAAGTACGTCGGCGGCGATGACAAGTCGCTGCTCGATGTCGGCATGAATTCGTCGATCAAGGTTGCCAAGCAGAACGCCAAGGATGCGCTGGACGAAATCGACAGCCTGTTCAAGCGCAAGGAAATCGGCATCGACGAATCGCTGGCCCGTAAATACAGCACCAATGCCGGTGCGCTCGGTGGCGAGTATTCGGCCATCTCGGCCCGGCTTGAAAAGGGCGGTATGGAGCCGTCGCAGAAGCTGGGCTTGATGGAGCGCCAGCGCGACATCCTGCGCGAAATCACGATGCTGGAAAAGCAGTATCAGCGCGATCTCGAAGAAACCAACACCCGGCCAGCCGAGTTGGTAAATGAATACCAGCGCCAGAACCGGGTCATGATCGAGCGTATCGATCGCGAAGCCGAACTGGCGCTGATGACCGAGCGCCAGCGTATCGTGGCCGAGGCGCTGTATCGCGTCGAGGATGACGGCGCGAAGGTGCGCAACGACATCATCAAGAACATGCCGGACGGCATCGCCAAGACCAAGGCGCTATCCGATGCCGAGGCCGAACTGGCTTCGCAGCTTGAGCGCGTGGCAGCTGCGACAGAAAGAAGCTACGACCAGTCGAAATCGTTTGAGTACGGTTTCACCAAGACGTTTCAGCGCTATCAGGACGAAGCGAGCAATGCCGCAAAAACGGCAGAAACCGTCTTTGTGGCATCGACCAATGCCATGGCCGATGCCGGGACCAAGTTTGCCATGGGGCAAAAAGTCACCTTCACCGATATGGCCAGCACCTTTGTCTCGCAGTTGATCCGTATCCAGATGCAGGCCGCGGCGGCGCAGGTGACTTCTTCGGCAGGGAAGTGGTTCGGCGCGGCGTTGAGCATGGTTGGATCATATTTTGGCGGTGGCGCAGGTAGTGGAGGCCCGCAAACGTCCGCGCAGGCTTCTGTGGGTGCAGACATCAATAGTGCCGGGATGGGTGGCTTCGCCAAAGGCGGTGCTTTTGGCCTAGGTGGCCTGCATGCCTTCGCCAAAGGAGGTGCTTTCACCAACAAGATATTTAGTGAGCCGACCTTCTTCCAGTTTGCCAATGGCGGCAAGTTCGGCGTGATGGGTGAAGCTGGCGACGAAGCGGTCATGCCGCTGGCGCGGGATTCGGCCGGCCGGCTTGGTGTCCGTGCTCAGGGCGGCCAGATGTCTGGCGGTCAGGGTTATGGATCGATCAGAGTCGTTATTGAAAACAACGGCACATCACAGCAGGTCGATTCCGCCGATACCGAATTCGATATGGAGGGGCTGGTGCTTCGCGTGGTCACGAGTGATGTTGAGCGTGATGGGAAGTTCGCGCAAAGCATGCAGCGCCGCTACGGATTGAACCGTGCCAATGGAGCCTATTAATGAGTATCTGGCCTGATTTCATGCCGGTTTCGTGCCTTGATGGCTACGAACTCAAGCGCAAGGGGAGCACAGGGAGAACGCCGATGGAGGCGGGGCCGGCCAGGGTTCGGCGTCGTTTCACCCGCGCGCCAACGGTAATCCCGCAGCACTGGATCCTGACGCAAAAGCAGTTCGGCTACTTCGAATGGTGGTTTGACAATTCCATTGATGAAGGGGCCGGCTGGTTTTCTGCGCCGCAGAAGAACGGCACCGGGATGGTGATGGTGCAGTGTCGCTTCGTTGAAGGCGATCACGGCCCCTACAAGGCTACGCCATTGAGCAATGCCCTCTGGGATGTCAAAGCAGAGCTTGAAATTGACGCCATGCCGCGCGGAGAACTGACTGATTTTTGGCCGGATGATGAGCCCACGCTAGTGCTCGATTTCCTGTCGCAAACCTATGAGGTGGCTGGATGAGTGACTTAATGACCGAGGCGCTGAAAGAGGCCTTAGCCGTGTGCCCGACCGATATCGTGATCTTCGAAACAATCCAGATCGATCACCCCGACTTTGATCAGCCGATGCGACTGGTCAATGACTATGCCGACCTGACTGCGACGCTTGAGACTGGCGAAACCGTGACTTTTATTCGCTTTGCCTTTGAGAGCGTCGGCGCTGAAGTCAATGCTCAAGGCTTGCCCGAAGTGGTTGTCACGGTCGACGGCGCTTCGTCCGAAATTGCCAATGCCATGGATCAGCTTGCCGGTAGTTCCGATGCGTTGACCGTCACGCTGCGCAGTTTTCGTTCGGATGACCTGAGCGCCCCGGCTGGCCGCAATGTGCCAGGCGAAGTGCGCAACATCTCGGTTGAGGATGTTCGGGTCACGCTGCGCATTGGCTTCGGCGAGATCGCCAACCGGCCTTTCCCCTCCGAGCTTTACACGCCGCGTCGTTTTCCGGGGCTGGTCAGATGATGCACTGGGCGATGAAGTACATGGGCCGCGCCTGGCAGCGTGCCGAGCATGATTGCTGGGGATTTTTCCGCACGGTGCAGCGCGAACAGTTCGGTCGCGATATTCCGCAGGTGACAGTCAGCGACTATCGGGCCTTGACCAAGGCGAAATTGCTGGAGACGCACCCGCACCGCTTGGTCTGGCGCGAGATCGGCCGTGATGAGCTGCAGGAAGGTGACGGCGTTCGGATGGCCGGCACGAAGAACCCGGGCCATGTTGGCATCTGGGTTGAGATTGACGGCGGCCGCGTGCTGCACTGCGATGAGCCGTTCGGCGTGATGGCGACCTCGTTGGCCAGCATTCAGGATCAATTCAGCGATATTCGCTTCTACCGTTTTGAAGGTGAGTCATGCCCACGCTGATTAAAGACATCAACCCGTTCGACCCGCTTGAACGGTCTGTCGAGCGCATCCCCAAGAACCGAAAGATTTCAGCGCTCTGCCCGAAATCAGATTTCCCGGTGATCTGCATTTACAACGGCCAGCCATTGCTTAGAAAAGGCTGGAACCGCCGTGTAAAGCATGGTGATGTGGTGGTGTTTGTTGCTCGGCCGCGTGGCAATGGCGGCATCATGAAATGGGTGATCGTCATCGTCGCGGCGATTTACGGCTGGTACTCCGGCGACTGGTCATGGTTTGTCGCCAGTCTTGGCAGTGCGGTTGTTTCCGCCATGACGCCAACGCCGAAGATGCCGTCGATTGTGCAGCAAAGCATGGATATGGCGGCCGCCTCGCCGACTTACACCATCGGCGCGCAGGGCAATTCGGCGCGACTGGAGCAGCCGATCCCGGTGCATTACGGCCGGCACATTGCCTTCCCGGATTACGGCGCGACGCCGTATCAGGAATACAGCGACAACGACCAGTATCTGTACCAGTTGTTCGTCGTCGGGCAAGGGGCTTTCGAGGTCGAAGAAATTCGGATCGAAGACACGCCGATTCAGAACTTTGACGGGGTGACGACCGAGATTGTCGGCCCCGGCCAATTGGTAACGTTGTTCCCGTCGGCGGTTGTGCAGTCGGACGCTGTGACCGGCGTTGAGTTGGTGACTGCCACCGCAGCCGGCCCTTTCATCGTTGGCGCGGCCGGTGAAGTGGCCAA